AGAAGTGATGAAAATCCAGGTTCTCCTCACTTCCGCAAATAAAGCAATCCGTACTCTTTTGGTACTTTGACTTTGCTCTATCTCTAACGTACTTTACTAAGTCTCTCTTTAGGTCCATTTACTATTTTCCACTTTCAAAATTATACCAAGATTCAGATGTTAATGTCAAGAGTTATTTTTTTCATGGTACCAATTAAAAACTGGACCCGGCTGTTTCAAAGCTGTATAAAGCATACCGTAGCGCGTCTGACATATGTGAAAATCGATCATGCTTTGGTTTTTCTCTTAACAAATTAGGATTAGGGTCCCACTGATATTGATCCAAGCACTCTAATGTATGTTCACATTTTTGGCTAACTAACAGTTTGTTGTTGTCTACTATGTTTGCAACGTGAGCAATACCATCCAGAACTGACTTTTTGGCATTGATAGTTGAGATGTCATAGTTTTGGGCAAAGTCATATCGAGTCTGCTGGGCTGCTGAGTCGATGTAGATGTAGTCAATGTCCCATTTTTGTATAAGTTGTTGGATCTCGCCTGCATGATATTCAGTTGTTTTCTCCGCGTCTATGTACTCATCTAGTACGTAATATTCTTCTTT